ATGCTGTTCTGTTTATTTGTTAAAAAGCCCTTATCTATACGCAAACAAAATCAGCCGACTCAGACCCATAAAAGTCCGAGACGGCTGAAATTCTACCTACTTTATCTTCTTTGTAATCTCGTCGCTGAGCTTCTTGATGAAGTTCACGCCTGCGATACCATTCTCATAATATCCCCACTTTTTCAGCAGAGTATTAACTGCCTTTGCAGTGCCTTTTCCGTATGTACCGTTCTTATCCATACCTACGTTGTGAAGCTTGACCGCCTTTGCAATAAGCAGCAGTTCCTTGAGCGCAAGCACACCGTTTGTTTTGTTGCCCTGCTTGTAGCCTGTCTTGTCAAGCACTTTCGCACTTATCTTGCTCTGTTTCTTTGGTCTCAGGAAGCCTGCAATATGGTCATAAGTATGCTTGACCTTAGTGCAGGCTTTTCCGCTCCAGTTTTGGTCATACGAATAAAAATAACTCGTGTTGCCCTCACCCGTGCAGATTGCTATGTGACCCCAGCCGCCATTCAACGTGCCTGACCATATCGCTACATCACCCTTTTTCGGCACGAAACTTGGCGTGTTCTTTACCTTTGTGAAATTTGCTTTCAGCCAAGTGTTCTTGTCGAATAAATCCCAAAAGTGATGTGCGTCATACCAGAAATTCTTGATACCCGAGCCGAAGACCTCGTTGAAATATGCCGTTGCAAGGTCTACACACTGTTTGCCTGCTGCGCCGTCATAGTTAACCGCTACGCCATTGTGCTTCTTGATAAACTCATCATATGTCATTTTCTATTCCTCACTTTCGTTTGTATCCACTTTGTTTTCAACTGTGATTTTAAGCTTGTGTACTATTTTCACCAAGAATGACGGCAGTGGTATACCTATCACCGCAAGATTTTCCAAGATAGAAATACACTCGTTGATGATAAACCATATCGTCACGATAAGGCCAAAGTAAAAGCTGACGTTTACCTCAATGCCTATCTGCGAAAGTCCTGAGATAAAGAGCCAATCGAGTACGCCTGACACCGCCACCACAAATATGTACCCAACTTTCTTGAAAAGCCCTTTAAGACCGACACGGCTTGACAACTCGCCCCTGTTCCATGCTTTCCACATACCTGTAATGTAGTCAATAATCATCACAAGTACCAGAATGACTATAGGTATCGCCATGACACGGAAATACGCTGACAGCCCTGCGACTATTGCTGAAATGATGATTTTTGCTGTGTTTTCTTTCATTGCTGTTCCTCGCTTTCGTATGTTTGTCCTGTGATTGTTGTATACTCCTCAGCTGTGATCCACTTGCCGACGGCGGTGTGCACCATAGCAACCGACCACAAACGGCTGTCATAGTATCTCTTGACCTTGACGTAGTTCTTACTCATCGCCGCTCACCTCATTCAACTCAACACCGTTCAACATAGCCAAAAAATCGACGTTTGCCTTTATTCTGTCTATCTCGGTGACTTTGGGCTTGCGAAAATTGTCTTCCGTCAGCCCTGCGGCTTTCATCATTTTCTTTTGTAAATTTGTCATGTTGTACCCCCCACTTCTGACAGTTTCACGATATATTCTTCTTCTGACGGCACAGGTATGCGATAGCTGTCGCCATTGCTGTTTTTGAATGTCACCGAACCGCCTGCTTCGACTTCGATATTTCGCAGGAAATCATCATCAATCAGGGTTGAAATGTCGGTGACGATTGGGGATTCCAATTCGTAATATAGCATTACACCCTGCATTGCCTGCTGGAATGCAGCTGCATCGGTGTAGGCGGTGTCATTCAGGTATACATATCCGTCAACGTTTGCAGCGGTCGTTATGCCTGTTACATTGATTTTGCCCCACAGTTCGTTTTGCGTTTTTGTCGGATATTTTGAACAGAGGATGTTTGGTGCAATATCATAATTTTTGGTCAATTTCTGCCCTGTTAGTTGAAACGTCTTAAACGACACACTATCACCGACACGCCAACTTAGCGTTCCCAAATCAACGCTTTGTACGCACTGAACGTATCGTTTATTTTCATAGTCCACGTAGTTTCGTGCCGTTCCTGCCGACCAGCCGTAGCCAGGCAGTGCCTTGATAGCTTCGGGGATTGCATACTCGTTGCGGTGGAAAGGGGCGTAGGCTGTCGGGGTGTCGCCCTCCGATATCATGATTTTACACTCAGATAGTCGTTTAACAACGTCAGCCGATGCAACATTACCATTGCCAGCATATACACCTACATATAAACATCCGTTATCTCCTGTTCTGTATGACCGATTGTCTGATGTTTTTCTAAAATCCAAATACGGCTGTGAATTTACAACAGTATTCACATTCATTAGAAGCATTATCTCACTGGTTTTATCAGAAGTAAAACTTAATGTGTACGTGGTGTTAGGTTTTAATTTTATCGCCTTACAACGATAACTATTGCAATGTATTCATAGTCATCACTGCCGCATTTCAGCATATCAGTGCCATAATACAGGTTAGCTCCCTGCTCTATAATGCTCTCTGTATCGGCACTAATAATCTCGCCAGCATTATATGGGTAGTAATCGGCAGGGAACATTTTCTCAAATTCTTCCACTGTGCTAGGTTCATTTCCTGAACCAAACATGGCGGTTAAATCGAAAATCTGTGGTTGTAGTTTAACGTTATCATATGTAACGCCCTCATACACATATAACGTGTAGTACCATTTTTCATTGCTACTTTCATTGGTGATTATAGTCCCGTGGCCTGTAGAATCCTGTCCATATGATTGCGAACTAAACTGCAATTGATCTTTTCCATAAACACCTGACAATGGGTTTGCAATCATTAGATATTTATGCCCTTTTTGGTTTTTAACAGGTTGCACAGAAACTGCACTACCTGTTGTGGTAGCCGTTCCGTTCAGTGTAATAATGCCATCGTCAGAAAACGTAGCCTTTACACCTGCACCTGTGACTACAGCAGGCACTGGTTTAACCAACTGATTCCAAACAATTGACCTACCACCCACAGACTTCACACTCATCAGCTTTGCCCCCGTAGGCACTGTCTTTGCGTATGCCGTATCACTATCAGTTTCAAACTTATGGGTGATACCCTGTCCTATATCATACAAAGCATCTACCCTACGTTTCATTTCCTTATCATTTAGTTTTATACTAGCTATATCAGCTGTATTCTCGGCAATCTTTCCAACAGCTGTTGTGTAGTCTTCAGGCAGGCTGTCAGCCACCGCCTGTGCTGTCTGTGCAGCAGTTTCAGCGGCTGTTCTGTCCTCTGCAACCTTAGCGGCATGGTCTGCCACTGTAGCCTTATCGGCTGTCACCTGTTCTGCCAACGTTTGCACCGCCTGTCTGTCCGCTGCAGTGCTGTCAGCACAGGTCTTGGCGGTTTTTGCATAACCTGCCGTTATTGTTTTGTCGGCTGTGGTCTGCTGTGCCGATGCAGATGCCTGCGCTGCGGATATCTTGGCGGCGTTCTGAGACTTGACTGCCTCAGCACGTGCGGCTTCTGCGCCCTGCATGGCAGTGTCTGCCTGCGTTGCGGACGTTTCAGCCGCTGTCTTTGCGGTTTCGGCACGTTCAGCCGCCTGCGTTGCCGTGTCGGCTGACAATCCTGCGTTTGTGGCAGATTTTTTTGCATTTTCAGCCGCTGTTGTCGCTGTTTCTGCGGCGGTGACAGCTGTCTGCATATCTGCGCGCACCTGCCTGCCTATGGCGTCTATGCGGTCCAGTGCGTCCATAGCCACGTCAGGTGACGGCACGGCAACATCGCCGATAGCTGCACCGATACGCAGGCGGAAAATTCGTGATTTTTTAACTAATATATACTCATCACCTGACAGTTTTTTCGCACATATTTGACAGCTGACTGTCTGCGCTGACCGCAGTATATCTGCTGTTGGCGTCCACTGTCCGCCTGTGATATCGATCTCGTAGGCAGTGCCGTCGCCATAGTCGATAGTCAGCACATAGCGGTCTGCACCGTCTACTGTCAGCCCTTCGACAGACACAGGGCGGGCATTTGTTTCACCGACATAGCCCAAAAGGGCTGTGCTTAGAGTTACGTCGTAGTCTGAATTTAATGTTATCGTCATTTAATCACCCCTCTTTACTCTATTGCAATATAGTCAACATAGTATGTTCCTGTTGGCACGTTTTCCACTGTTGACCCGTTATTTGCTCCCATGCAGACGTTCAGATAGTACGACTTTCCCGAACCACTAACGTGGGTGCAGAACGTCTTGTATGGTGTTGGTGCGTCTGTCTGCCGTAGTGTTGCTATAACCTGCTTAGGCACAAAATTCAGTCCAAGCGGTATCCTCATCAGCGCATTTACTCCCGTCATCTTGTGTTCCACAGTGCCATAGTGTATCTTGCCGGCTCGGCTCAATATCTCATCGATTTCCTCACCTGCGTGTTGCATAGGATAGTCATTTTCAGTGATATCCTGCGCCAATGTCAAATTTTCATCAGCCATTATCTCGCCCCCTTAAAGCTGTTCTTCAACGCTCAGACCTACCGCAGAAATGTCTGCTGAAAGTCCGCCGTCAAAGGTAAATCCTAAATTTGTTATCGGTATATCATAGCTGTCTGTGCCGTTGGTGTAGGTCACCACGTCACCTATGTCGAAACGTGGGTCACCAAGTCTGTGGTATAGCTCAGTGGTGTACCACGAAAAGCCTCCTATCCTGCGCCACAGAGATTGTAGCAAAGACTCTGTCATGTATGGATTTTCAAATTCCAACACACGTCCTTGCGTGGTATCTGTCACACCAAGCGACAGCGTTACATCTTCACCGACCTTGCAGATAATGCCCACGATAGCGTTCTGCCTTTCTGACAGCGTAGGCAGGTCTATCGTATTGTTATCCAACGTTTTCACGCTCTTGCCATACCACTTTCGGACGTACTTTCCGTACCTGTCAACATACCCGAACTGCCCCTGAGCTGAGGCAAGGTAAGACAGCATTTGCCGCATGGTCACGTCCTTTGGCACTGAGCTGACCTTGAAATAGAAATACTTTGAGTACAGCACCTTGCCGTTCTTATCTATCAGCCTTCTGCCGTTCTTGTCACGCAGTAGTCGCACCTCTGTATAATCATTGCCGTTCTGCAAGCCAAGCTGTCTGCAAATGTCGTCTTCAACGGCTTTATTCCAGTTTGGCATAGGGATATGCGGCACATATGGTTTATCCGAAAAGTACAGTCTGTCCGCCATTGTCAGCTGAACACTGCCACCCGACTTTTTCGACTTAACGCAGGTGAAACGTCCCATTGGTATCTTTTCGTCTGAAAGTATGCCTCTAGTTTCGTAGTCTACGAGATACAGATATGTGTCATACTCTTTGCCAAGAAACGCTGTTTCAGTGTCACTTATGGTCATGTTCCACGATTGCGAACATACTGCGCCCAGCTCGATGTCATCGGAAAGGCTTGTTGCCTGCATGGAGCTATCAGCTGACATAATGCTGTCACCTGATATAACGCCCTCTGCATTCTCTATCCACAACCTCCAAGTACGGCAATAGCTCTCGATACGCTGAGCCACAAGCTCCCCTGTTTTGTACATTCAAACGCCCCCTTTACTGCATTATCAAGTCCACCGCAACGCCTTTGCAGAACTGCTTGTTCTCGTCCCAGCCGAAAACTTCATAAGTTGGGTCGCCTGCATAAACGTCAAAAGTGCTTTCCTGAAATGTCTCATCAAGGAGCGTGATACTGAAAAACGGACTGTTAACGTTGGAGATATACTCATTGAGTTTTGCCGTCTCCTCGCCTGTGAGATGATACCATTTCAGCGTGACAGTTTTCTTTATGGCTCTTATATCGCCCACCATTTTGCAGTTAGCCGTCCGCCCTGCATTGTTCGACCATATCTTGTTGTTTGTAAAGCTCACTTCCGCAGGTGTGGCGACCCTTTCGCTGCCGAATATAAGTCCTCTGCTTTTCATTTTCTGCACCTCCTATGCCCTTATTGGCGACCTGCCGTTGCGTTTGATATAGTCGTTGATATCATCAATAACTATCTGTGTGATAGTCCTGCCATTGAGAGTCAGCGGTATGGTAACACTTATCTTCTGATTTCCGCCTGCTCCACCGTAAGACACAAGAGCCTGCAAAACAGCCTGTGTGATAGTATCCAGTGGTGCCTCGATATTCGTACCACGCTTCTGATCGCCCAGAACTGCAAGGAATTCAGAATTCGGCGGTATTACTGCACCTTGGGCAAGTTTGGGTATTTCGGGGATATCAATTTGGCTTAGGTCAAAGCCAAATGTCTGACCGCCAAGATCACCGGGAAGCCAATCAGGCGTCGTGAAGCTCAGCTCGTTTATGCCGTCGATTATCCAATTCAAAGCGTCCTCAACTGCACCTGTCAGACCATTTATAAGCCCGATTATCAAATTAATAGGTGTTTTTGCTATGTCAACAAGAGCGTCCCATACGCCTTTGAAGATCTTCTTTACACCCTGCCAAGCTTTTTTCCAATCACCGGTGAACACTCCCGCTATGAACAGCACAACGCCTTTAAGTGCTGAAATGATGTTCTTCACGGCGTCAATTATATTGCTTATGACATTGCCTACTGTCTTTATTATCTTGCCAAGCACACTGCTGACTATCGGTCCAAGTATGCTCACAAGCCAGTTCACAACAGGTGCTATGGCTTTGTTGTAAATGCTCAGAACGCTTGTGATAAGTGTTCCAACAAAGTCGAGGAACTCATCAAGCAGAGGTTTCAAGTGCTCCGTCCAAACGCTGTCAGCAACGTCCATGAGCTTGTCAAACACAGGTTTCAAGACCGTTTCCCACAGGTTGAGAAATATGTTCTTTGTGGTGGCTATACCCTCGTTTATGCCGTCAAATATAGGCTGTCCCCACTCGTTCCAAAAGTCTGAAATGCTCTGCCAAGTATCGCTCCACAGTGTTTTCAAGGCGTTCAACACAGGCTGTGCAACGCCGTTCCACAAGGTATCGAAGATCTCTTTTATGTTGTCAAACAGTACGCCTAGCGTGTTCCATGTCTGCGTGCCAAAATCCGCCATTAGGGGTAATCCTACAGTGAGAAAGTTTTGCAGTATAGGGAACACTGCCACATTCCAGATATCAGAAAACACCTTGTTGAAGCTGTCAAAAAGTCCTATGCCTATCTTGCCAAGCGTGCTGAAAGCGGTCTGCATAAGCGGTGTAAAATCGTTTATAAAATAAGCTTTGAGCGGTTCGGAAAGCGACATTATATCACTGAAAACTCCGCCGAGTATCTGAGCAAGTTCAATGCTCTCTCTTTCAAGTCCGCTCCATATATCAGCGAAAATAGGCTTAAAATTCTTATCAAGATAGTCTGCAAACTTTTCAAACTGAGTTCTTACTGATTTGAAAAAGTCAGACAGCTTTTTATCTGCCTTACCCGTATCCACCTCAACGCTAGTCCCGGAAGGCTGCATTATATCCCCAGCTCCGCTGACCCCAGTGCTGTCTGACTTGCTCTCATCATTCAGCTTGTTCATCTGGTCAAAGCTTGCAAGTGAGCCTTCCTGTGCCTCTTGAGTCTGTTGTGCATTGTCGGCTATATCGCTGTAATTATCCGCTACCTGAGAGGTGCTTTTCACTATGCTTTGAGCCTCGTCTGCACTGTTGCTTAGTTCAAAACCGAACGCCTCTGAAAGTGACCTCGCTGCCCCCTGTGCCAAAGCTATGAGCTGTGAAAGCAGACTGTTTATCGCCTTGACAGCAGGCAGAAGAACGTTCATCAGCACAGTGCCGATAGTTGCTCCGAACTCTTTCCATTGTTCAGAAAGTATTCTTGTCTGGTTCGCCCAGCTGTCAGAAGTCTTTGCAAAGTCCCCCTGAGCAAGAGCCGTCTGTGACATAACGTAGTTGTATCTCAGCTGGACTTTTTCAGCCTGCGACATATCGGCAGTTGACTTCGTGATACCCTTTGAAAGTGCATACGCCTGCAAATTGGCGTCCGTCATAACAATACCGAACTGTTTGAGGGTCTCAGTTTCGCCTGTAAAAATTGATTTCAGCGCCGTGCTTGCTACGTCCTGACCGACATTATAAAATGACGCCATATCCGCCGACAGCCCTGTAAGAGCCATAGCCATATCGCTTGCACTGTCATTGGCAAGCCCCATTCCTGCCGCCATTGCCATGAAGTTTGAGCCTGTCTGCTTTGCGGTGAGCTTTGAAATGCCGTAGGTCTTTACAGCCGTGTCAGCGAAGTCCTCCATTTTCTGCTTTGATTCACCGAAAGCCGTGTCAACAACGTTCTGAACTTCCGCAAGGTCTGAGGCTGTTTCTATGGATTGCCTGCCGAAGTCCACAAGCTTCTTGACGGAGAATGCAGCTGTCAGAGCCATTGCAAGGCTTTTAAGTTTTGGCTTGATATCCCCCACCATATCGGAAAGGCTTTTCAAGCCCTTTTCAAAGCCCTCACTGTTTATGTTGGTGTCAAAATTCAAGCACCCATCAGCCATTGTCATTCACCTCCCGTCAGTTGTTTCAGAAACTCTTTGTCCTCGTTTTCAGCCCTCTGCTCTTCTGCTGAGAGCTTTCGTTTAAGGTCTATCATATTGCGGTGGTTTCTGTAAAACTCCTGCTCGTATTTTTCAAGCTTTTTGTCCTTGTTAAGCTTTTGCCGTATGCCTATAACAGACGAAAAAAGCCCCTCGCCTATCTCATTGAAATAGCCGAGAAAAGTCCACCAATGAAGATATTTTACCGTCCTCGTTTCAAAGCCTGCCGCCTTGTTCACCGCAGGAAAAATAATACTCTCGTCCTGCTCCCAGTCGATAGTTTTTGCAGGCTGAACACTCTCCTGCGGAACATCTCCACCGCCTACAAACCAATAAGCCTTGTTGACAGTCTCCTGCAAATGCTCTCGTGGGATATCCTCAGCGTAAAGGCATTTAAGACACACATAGCACTTTTCACGCTCGTCAAGTTCGGGGTCTGCAAAGGCTGAATATATCCGCAGTATGACCCGAAAATCCGAGTGTATGGCATACTCTCTGCCGTCTATTTCAAGGGCTGTTGGCAAACTGCCTATCATTTCAGTAGCTCCCTGAGCAGAGCCTTTTTGTCCTCGTCAGAAAGCTCCGCCACATTGACCGCAGGCTGAGCAATATGTTGATGAGCGATAACAGGTGCGGTGTACTTCTCCACCTTTTCTTCGAGCTTTATCTGAGCCGCAGTCTGTGCTGACTTTATCTCCTGCACCACCACAACAAGAAGCGCTTCAAGGAAGTTCACAAGCACAGGCTTGCCGTTTGAAGCCACAGAGAACACGTTCACGCTTCCAAGCGCCGCCGTACACACATCGCTTCCAAATATGTCATTGACCATTTCTCTTGCACGCTGGTCATACTCTTTGAGAAGCTGAGTTCTGTCCTCGTTCTTCTCACGTTCTGACACTTCTTCTGCGATATTGTCAGCATTGCTCATAGCGTCCTGTATCCTTGTGATGATACCAACGTCTGACACGTTTATCCTTATAACTCTGTTCTCGTCACCGTTTATAGCGTACTCTTTGTAATTGCCGCTGTTAAAATTTATTGACTGCATTGACATTTCTATCATCCTTTCTGTATTATGGCAAACAAAAAGCACTCCGCTCTGAACGAAGTGCTTTCATATGTTTGTCATATAGTTTATTCTTCCGTAGTCTTTGCAAACGTTGGCACGCCTGCCGCAAAGGTGACAGAGCCTTTCACTCTGTTTCCTGCAAAGGTGCAGTTGAACGGGATATTTACGCCCCCCTGTGGTCCGCCATATGACTGCGGCTTGACTATGACATCTTCCGTCCATGCGTCATACGCGCCTGTGGTCTTGTCAACGATGACTTCAAGCACGCTTGTCTTGCAGGCGTCGCCGGTAAGACGATTCATCATGATATCCTTGAGCTTTTCGTAAAGTGCGTCACCGGGCTTTGCATAGAATGTGTCAAGGTCGAACTCAGGCTCATAGCCGTTGTCCTCAACTGTGGTTTCATCAAGGATATTCTTCTTTGTGGAAGTGTCAGGGTTGAGTGCCACACTTGCGTCCTCAACGTCCTTGCCGAGAAGATACCAGCTTGGTGATGAGGCGACCGCTGCGAATGTAGTGTCAAGATAATGCAGAAGATGGCTTCTGTTGAGCTTTCCGCTCTTGTATGAATAATCAGGCATATGTTTTCCTCCTTTTATATCTGATACTGTGCCGCTATCTGCAATTGATACTGCACAGTATCGTTTGTGTTTTCATTTGGTATTGCATATATCATTCCGTTTGCACAGGTGAGCTTTTCAAGAACGCCTGTCCTTTCCTCGTCCTCTGTTATGGTAGTGAACGTGGTATCTCGGTGCTTGTCTGCATAGCTTTCAAGCCACATCTGCAATTCAAGCAATACGCCGCTGTTTGACATTCTGTCAAAGTCGTTCATAGACTGATACACAGCATAGAGAATGAAGTTGTGCTGTCTTGTCTGACCACCCAGAATATCAGAGCTTATAAGGCTGTCGCCTGTTGAGGACAAGCCGTAATTTGTTGGCGTATCGTCGGTAAAGTCGATATGGATATCGTTGCAAACCTCCGATATTTTCGGGAATTGCTGCAAGATATCTTTCACAAGCTCGATTATGTTCATTTCGCTTTGCCTCCCATTATCGCCGCCGCTCCTCTGAGTATTTGCTGTTTCTTGTCGGCTTTCATTCGCTCAAACCAAAGCTTACCGGCAAGTGGCTCTTTAAAAGTGCTGTAAACAAGGTCTTTGTCCGTCAGCACTTTCTTTTCTCCATGTCGGGCGTAAGACGAGCCTGTAACAGAGGATACCATAAGCTTGCCGTAATACTGATAGCGTGCGTAAGGTGCAAGATACTGTATCTTGCCGCTGCCTATTTTTGTGCCTCTCGTGGCAGACTTTCTCAGATTAGTGCTGAGGGTAGGTGTATACTTCACCATATGCCTTATGCACTCAGCGTCAATGAACTTTTGAGCCTTATCAAAGCGTTCTGAATACTTGCCTGCAAAGGACTTATCCCAAGTGATAGCCCTGCTGTCCATAGGCTGACCTATCTTCATTTCACGCTCACCTCCATATGTGGCAGACCACCGAACATATAATCATCAATGCTCATTACCGTAACAAAGTCATACTTCGCACGGAAGATTTTCATGCTCTCAGATATGCTCTGCGGCGTTTGATTATCGAACTCAAACTCGCATTTTCCTCTCACAAGCATATCCTTTGCAGGGGTTTTCGGCACATTATCATCATAGAAATACACCCTTGTGCTGTCTGAGGTCTGCATACCGCTTTTCACGATACTTCCCGACTTATTCTCACACCAGTAAACTTTCTCTGCATACTTCCGCACAAATCCCTCTGTCTGCTTGTCAAAAAGATACACCGTGCAATCGCTGTTTGCAAGCATTTATCTCACCCCTCTGTAAAGCAGCCCTGTTCCGCTGAGCCATTTGTACACGATATCGTGAACGGCTCTGTCAGCGTTCTGTCTGCGGATATCCGAGCTTTCATATGACTTCGACCAGCCACCAACGCTTTCGGAAGATACCCCCTGAGTGCCGCCCTCCTGCTCTGCCTTGAAGATATTCTCCGCAAGCTCGCAGCAGCACATTTTCACTTCTTCGGGGATATCGTTCTCGTCAACGTTGTCAAGGGTATATTGCTTCATAAGGCTTGTGGCTTGCATTGCATAGAAGTCAAAAGCGGCAGATATGTCAGGCTCTCTGCCGCAAAGATAAACGCCTATATAATAGCTCTCGCTTGCATATGCTTTCATACTGCCGCACCTCTTTACTTCTTGAATCTTGCAAGCACTACCTTTGACTGATCTGAGATAGCCACAGTGTAATGCTTGTCAGCAGATATATCTGTGCAGCGCTTTGTGCTTCTTCTCTCTGTTTCAACGTTGGTGTCACGCTTGAGGTAGATAGTCAGAGCTGATGTTTCGTCCTCTGTTTCAGTATCAGCATTGAGCTTGATGATAGGGCATGTGTAGAAAGTGCCAGCCTTGACAGCGGCGTTCTTTACAACATAGTCACCCACCTTTGGAGTGTAGCCATCTGCACAAGGCGTTACTGAGCCGAGCTTTATCTGTGAAGCAGTTGGTGAAGCTGTGCTGTCCGCAACAACTTCCTTTGCACCCTCTGCATCGCTGTCAACTCTCACATACTGTTCTGGGATAGCCTCGTTAAGTGAAACTTTCTTTGACGGAACGATACGGCAGTTCGCTATTTTGCCTATCTCGCCTGTCATGATCACATTGCCGTCATACTTATCTGCTGAAATGAAGTTCGGGTCCTTTCTAAGCTGTGAGTTCTGATGAGGATTAATAAACATAGCCTTTTCGGTGTTCAACTCCTCATTGAACTTGTCAACAGCGTCAACAATGCCGCTGTAAGAGATAGCAGAGGCCGAGCCGTCATAGATGAGCTGAGCTTTCATAAGTGCGTCCATGCTGTCTGCGTCCACCTTAGAAGCGATAGACATTGCAAGCTGTGAAGTCGCCTGACCCACAGGATTGCCATAGCCGCTGAGAAGTGCTTCATCAGTTATCTCCACCGCTTTCATGGCTTTCTTTACCTTAGCCTGAGTAGAGTCTGTTTCAAGCTTGACAGTTTCGGCTTCAACGCCCTCTGCAACATCAACTGCATCGCCGATATACTTGTACTGCGGCACTGTGATAGTGTCACCAGGCACGCCAACGAGCGTTCTGTCTATCTTCGCAAAAGGAGATACAGTTATCTTAGACTCTATCTTTGCGTCGATCATATCACTCATTACCTCAGGATCGATAAGGTCGGTGATCTTTGTCTGCTCTGCGAAATACTGCATAGAAATTCTAATGCCATTTGTCATTTTCATAATATCCTATCCTTTCAACTGTTCGTATTTTTCGGGGTCTGTTCGTTTAAGTTCCAACCTCTGCATATACCCCATTTTTGCAAAGGTTTCCTTACTCACTTCACCTGCGGCAGGCGTGCCTGTGGGAGCAACCGGGTTCTTGATAGGCTCGGAGCTTTCAAAAAGATAATCGTTATCTTTCTTCACGTTCTCGATAGCCGTCTTGATATCCTCAGCCTGATTTTTGGAAGCTTTGAGAGTTTCCACATCAAGCAAAGCTTTAAGAGCCTTGACGTTTCTTGCCTTGCTTGCCGAGATAGCGTTATCAAGGGTAGCGTCAAACTCCATATCAGATATCTTCGCCTGATACTCGGTATCTTTCTTAGCAAGGTCAGCGGTGAGCTGTGCGACTTTGCCGTTAAGCTCCTTGACGTCCACGCCCTCAAATTCTTTGAGAGAGTTCTGTGCGGTATCAAGACTGTCCTTATAGTTATCACGCTCCACCTCAAGGCGGCTTTTCACCTTTTCAAACTCAGCCACAGTCTTATAATTCTCTGCCACCTGTTTTGTGATGTCCTGTTTCTTGTCCTCAGGGATAACGATACCCAGAGCGGCAAGGATCTCAAAAATGTTTTTCATATGTTTGTCCTTTCTACATAGCTTATATACCGCTCTGTCTGCGGTGTGAAAGTCTGACAGTTTAACGTCATATCAAGGACGAAATGGTATGAAAAAAGCACCCATTAAGGTGCTTAGTTCCGATATTGATTACAGCTCAATGCCTTCAAGCTCTGCTCTTAGCTCCAAATCCAACTTATAATCTGCCATATGAACATACTGTTTATACAACGTTTCATATTCACAAGTCGGTTTAAAAGGCAATGTGCCTGCCTTATACTTTTTCAGCATTTCAGAGAGACCATTCAGTCTTATCTTCAGCTGATAATATTCTGCTTTAAATCTGTCCTTGTAATCGTCGCTCTCCATAAGTTTTGCTGTGTCTTTAAGTTTCATAATATCCGTCCTTTCTGATTTTGGGTATAAAAATACCGCCCGACCTTAGTCAAGCGGTAAAATTATCATTTGAAATACTCTGTAAGTTCAACTTCTGAATCAATGTACACAGCGTCAATATAATAACTGTTGTGTACGATTATCTTCTTTCCGTTTAATTCATATATCTGCGTTTGTGAGCCGTCAACATCTGTCAGCATGTCGGACCGTTCAATGCCTGGGATACGCTTTTCCAATGCCGCACATTGCTTTTCAAAAATTTCTTTGTCCGCAGCCGTGCAAATATTGTATTCATATTTCTTCATTGCGATCCTCCAATCCATACCTTTTATCTACTGATCTTCGTGTTTTTACAGCGGTCTTCAAAGTGTCTGCTATAGCTTCTTCTCTGCTCATGTTTTTTCGTACCATTTTATTTGATACCAAGTCTTCAAAAGAAATGATAGGTTCGGTCTGGTCAAGGGTTTTACGAGCTTTTTGATCTTCCATTAACTCTCTTGCCTGAAAGCGATACTTGTTACGCAGTTCACAAGCTTGTCTTGCCTGTTCTTCAATAGACTTGCTTTTGTCGATAAGCTGAGGAATATTTTTATTATGGTGTCTGTACCACTTTCGCACGTCTATATCAGACATCTTACCTTTCATATCAATTATATCACTATAATCTTTTTGCGTCAAGTCTATCTTGGTTTTTCCCACCCCCATATTCCCCAGTCCGTCTGCGTTCACACGCTCTCTCTGCTGAGGCAAACCCATTGCTTTTGAAAACCTTGTATACTCCTGGGAAGTGCCACGATATCGGCAGCGTGCGTTGATGATATCCTCCTCGTCTGTACCTGCCTCTTCAAGAAGATGTATCTTCTGTCGCTGAGCTCTCATTGCAGTTTCAAGCTTTCTTTGCCGCTGTAAAGCTTCATACTTTGTGTACTCTTTATCACCATACTTAACAGGCTTGTTCTCCTCTGCATTCATCTGTGTAAGCTCCTCGTCTGTGTAGGAACGCTCAGATATGCCGGGGATAAAGGGGTAATAATCGTGATAGCAATTCGCTCCGCACAGACCTGTCACAGTACCAAGACCGCAGATAGTTTCAAGCTCTTTTTTGCTGTAGACCTTGCCCTGCCATTCTTGGTGAGAGGGTCTTGCTCCGCTGTGCCAAGTGACTTCAAAATAGTCGGTGCCAAGCTCTTTGGCGTTGTCCTCATTCATTTTTGCGGTCAGCTGTGAAAGCCCTGTCATCACCGAACGCCTTGCGGCTACGTCTGCCCTGTTGCTCCAGCCTGTGGCATAGTCCACAGTGCGAAGACCTGAGTTCGTCATATCCGAAATGACTTTCTTTATGACCGTGTTATAATCGAACGCTCCGCTTGCTATGCCCATTATGGCGTTATCAAGACTCTGCTGATAGAAGTCTGCCGCCTGCGTGAATTTCAGCTTGCCGTCAGGCTGTTTTACTGCAAATCCGAGTGACTGAGATATGTTTTTAAGCTCCCCCGAAGTCTGCTCCGATACAGCCGACAGCAGCCTTTGCAGACCCTCATTTTCTTCAAGGGGTATCCGTGCCTTGCCTTTGGTCTTGTATATGCTATCGTCCCATTCATAGCCTTTTTGCAGGATTTCATTGTACAGCTCTTTTATCTCAGCTTTGGAGAGGTCAAGGTTTTCGGCTATGGCTTTCTTTATCTCACGCTTGCTCATTCCAAGCTCGTGAAGCCTGTATATCTGCCAATCCGCCGAACGTGTTATCTCGCCGTTTATCTTTATCCTGCGGACGATATCCTCCATTATCTGCATTTCAAGGTCACGCAGAGGCTTGTCAAGCACCATTGAAACTCGCTCTATCTCGCTTGCTTTGAGCATTATTCTATCACCTCTGCGGTGCTGTCGGAGGTCATTTTCTTAGCCGTTTCCTCGTCCTCACCATACCATTTCATTCGGTATTCCCACAGTGGCATAATGCCCATAGAAACGTCCTGACGATCGCTTGCACGCTTTGTTTCATCATCAGCAAGGATACTGTCCTCGAAGTTTACAGACAGCTCATAACCGCTTTGAGTAAGCCCATTATAAAACGCCAGCGAATAGCAGAGGTCTTCGAGGCAGACACGGAGATTATTCTGTATCGCCGTGACAGTATCGAACTTTCTCTGCTTTGATGACTTTATCTCTGTGGCTGTCTTGTCAACTGTCTGTGGGTTTGAGATATCCCCATAGGACAGCCCCACAGCAAACTCTATCTCACGCTTGTATTCTTCAAGTCCTGCAATAAAATCAGCCTGCCTTAACTGCGGTGAGAACTCGTGATAAAAGTCACCGCTCGTGCCAGCCGACACGTTTACCCCTCTGAAAAGCCGTTCATTGAGCTTTGGCATTTCTGCACGTTTCTTACCTGTGAACGGGTCTGTCACAGGTCTTAGCACAGCCTCGTCAACGTCTATGGCACGCTCACCAGATTCAAACTCCCAATCGAGCCTGCCGAATTGGATATCAGCTTTTCTTATGACTTCTTCCGCCCCTGCGAACACTGATACGCCTGAATGTGAACCGTCAACTGTATTGTCGATAGGGTTGACATAATAGCCGAAAGAGGGTCGCAGCATAAGGGGATAGGCTATCTTAGGGATAAGCTCTGCCCACTCTGAAACAGCTGTGAGGGGTATCTCAGCACCAAGAGACACGCCGTCATTGGAACGGAAAGCCCTGTTTGTGATAGTCAGTCCTTTTTCATAGTCCAGAGCGTGATATTCAAGCCTTATGCGGTAATCATTATCGCCCATGCGTTTTATCTCAGGGAAAATGACCTTTATAAGCCTGCCGTTCACGTCATACTCCACAGGAATAAATTGCGACTGCGGAACATACTGCACCTTATCAGCACCCAGCGGCTTTATTATCATTGCTCCTGTTGCAAGACCTCTTTGCAGATTTTTGTTGAGGTTTTCAAGGGCGTTTTTCATTATGGCATCAAGCTTATCGTTGGAAACTTTCAGGGCCATTTCATTGATAGCCGTGTTTGCAAACTCCCTCACAACAGCGTGTTCAAGCCGCAGAGAGTGAACTCCCTTGGGTGCTGCCTTACCTGCATACATTCTGTCCCACTTGTCGATAGCTCTTATCATACTATCCGTCACGGCAATATCAATACCGTAAACGCCCTTTATATCTGACTTTGAAAGCATTCTGCTTATCCACTCCCTTATTTTTGAAATAATGCCCATAGCTTACTGACCCCGCCTTTTCCATACTCTTTCCATTGCATACCGAACGGCGTCGATAACGTGGTCATTGCCGTCGGGATAGCCGCTTATAACGTTGCCCTCTTTATCCCTGTCATACTCACAGTTGATGAACTCCTCACAAGCCACAGGACAACGCTTGTTATCTATAACGATACTTCGCAGAGATTGCAGCCACTTATATGAATACTCCCTGCTGTTAGGGCCTTTCTCTGCGCCTCTCGCAAGCAAGCCGTATGCTCTGTAATCCTCAACAGACTTATTCTCTGCACTGTCGCAGGTGATAAGATCGTTTGCCGTGATACCAAGCTCCAGCAAATGCTTTGCGGTATCAATGTTCTTTGTTTTGTTGCAGGTGTACTCCTGCCATATGAACAGTGTATGCTGAGCAGGAGCGTAATGCACTCTGACAAAAGCGTAAAGGTCGGGATACCAGCCCCAGTCAACGCCGTTATAGATGTTATCGAACTGTGCTATCTCGCTGTCGGTTATCTCTCTTATGAGGACGTTATCGAAAACATTACCGCCTGTGCCGTTTGCAACGCCCATATACTCGTTCTCATAGGCAGTGGGATTGGTTTCTTTGAGAAATTCGGCGTCATCAAGAAAAGGCTTGCCAAGCCACTTTTTCGGCACAGTAAGATAAGTGCTTTCGGTAACGAGTCTGTCCGTTCTCGGCACTTTGATGTACTTATTCGCCCAGTTCTGAGCCGATTTTGGAGGGTTGAAAGACTTGAACTTATATGCTCTCTCGCCGCCTCTTATAACAGACTGTTCTATCGTTCGCACAGCATCTTCACCGCCGAACTGGTCAAGCTCCTCAAACCACACGATGCCGATATAGCCAAAAGGTGGCTTAATAGACTTTATCTTGTGCGGGTCATCAGCACCACGAAAGTATATTTTCTGCCCTGTTGAAATGCGTGTGATCTCAAGGGGCGACTTTGTGCAGGCAAACTCATCATCAAGACCAAGTGCAGATATTGCCCAGAGTATCTGAGAATAAACGCTGTCTTTAAGAGTATTCGCCACAGCACGCAGGACGCAGGCGTGCATATTCTCGTTCTTCATCAGCAGGTCGATAACGTTCAGACCGCAGAATGAAGATTTAGTCGAGCCACGCCCGCCGGGGAAAACATACTCGGAATGTTCCTGCTCTGCAATATCGAACAGGACAGGCGAGAACGTAGGAGCGACAAGGCTCGCAGGGATACCGCTGTACATCTTATCAGGCATAGAAACAGGCTCAAGCTTTTGTTTTTCAAGCCTGAGCCTTGCGTTATCGTATTTTATCTTATGCTTTAGCATATCGTCGTCACGGATAATGTCACGCAGCTCTTTCACCGCCGCAACGTCCCCTTGCTTAGCCCTTGCCATAAGAGCCGCATTCACAAGAAGCATATTATTTATGAAGTCAGGGTCAAGGATGTTAAGGTCAATGCCCTGCTCCACTAGGAACTCATAGTCCGCTCTGGTATTGGCAGGCTGTTCAAGCAGGAAGTCCATCACCTGCTTCATAGTCTTTTTACGCCTGCGGACTTCGCCTGATTTTTTACCGCCTTTTGCACCGTTTTTTCGAGCTTCACTCGAGCTTGGAACTATTAAATTCTGTTCATTCGGCATTCACCTCACCTCGGTTTTTTGTTCTTTTGGGTATGAAAAAAGCCCCGGCAAGCGGAGCTTTATAATTTATAAGTGATTGTTCTTTTTATATATGTCAAGCAAAATAGTATGAATGTCTTCCATTCTTTTTTCGTCTTCTTTTTCCTGTTTTGCAAAAGCCTCTATATTGTACCTAAAAATTAATATTGTTAAACGCATAAATATTAGGCTACAAACTAATGAAACTAAACCAACTTCAAAACAAAAAATTTGATATGTCATATCACAAAC